CTAAAAAGCCGAGCACAACGGTGGTCATGCTTCTTCCGTCAAGGACGGATACGCAATGGTTTCACGAATACATTTACGGAAAAGCGGAAATCCGTTTTGTACGTGGCAGATTAAGATTCGGAGGAAGTACACAAAATGCTCCATTTCCGAGCATGGTGGTAGTTTTTAGAAACAAATAAGGAGGGGAGAATGGCAAAGAAACAATCTAACTATCTGCAACGTCTTGCACTTGCACAGCAGAACCGTGATATGGCTGTCCGCAACCATCAAAGGACATTCACGCTTGATATCGTTACCATCGCTCTTGGGCGTTGCGGAATGAATCCTGATGACCTTGCACATTTCAGAGATGTGTACATGGAAACCGAGCGAGATTATATTGATGAAATCAACAACGACTACTACGCAAACGGTGACAAGATGCTATGTTACGCCAAAGATCGCATTGATCGTGCACTTAGGGAGTATGTGAGTGATGATATGTTTGTGGAGTATGAGAAGAGGTATGGTGCATGAAAGATGTTTGAAGATGAACAGTTTTTGATTTTGCAAGGAAATTCCGTTGATGTTCTAAAAACTCTTCCTGACGAAAGTGTTAACTGCTGTGTTACTTCACCACCATATTATGCACTAAGAGATTATATGACAGGTCATTGGGAAGGTGGAGATCCAAACTGCCCACATTATAGGACATCAAAGAAAAGTGATAAGACAATAACAGGACACAAAGCAATGCAAGAACATGAATCTCCTGTTGGCGACGCAATTTATAAATCAGTTTGCCCTTTATGTGGTGCAGTCAGAGTTGATAAACAGATTGGATTGGAAGAAACACCTGAACAATATATCAACAGACTTGTGGAAGTGTTTCATGAAGTAAAAAGGGTTCTGAAAAATGACGGTACTCTATGGATTAACATTGGTGATTCATATTGGGGAAGTGGAAGCAGAGGATTTGATTTCACAAATACGTTTTCCGAAAAGAGCAAAATTCAACAGGGAAGCAAAGGAACAATTGATTTACATAATATTCCATCTTTGACAGGAAATCATGGCGATTACAAAAACAAAGATTTAATTGGTATTCCGTGGATGCTTGCTTTCGCTTTACGTGCTGACGGATGGTATCTGAGACAAGACATTATATGGGCGAAACCAAATCCAATGCCTGAATCAGTAAAGGACAGATGTACGAAAAGTCATGAATACATTTTCCTACTGACTAAACAGCCACATTACTTTTTTGACTTTGAAAGTATTCAGGAGGAAGCAACAGGTAGCGATAAAGAAAGACAATTTGGCACAAATACTCAAATTGGTACTATGCGAAATGATTTAGGCAGAACGTTTAAAGCAAATCACAAGAATCTGAAATACAACGGGCAGACGAACAATACAATGCATGAGCGCAGATCAGAAGGACTACCTGATATTGTATATTCCGTCAGAAACAAGCGTGATGTTTGGAATGTAAATGTTGGTGGCGGTTACTCTGATCCTGATGGAGAACATTATGCAACATACAATGTAAAGTTAATAGAACCGTGCATTATTGCAGGATGCCCTATGGGGGGGGTAGTCTTAGACCCATTTAACGGTACAGGCACTACAGGTGCTTCTGCGCTTAGTTTAGCGAGAAAATATATAGGAATAGATTTGAACGAAAAGTACGTTAAAATGGCAAATAAGCGTTTACAGAGGATTTCAGACCAAAGCAATCTTTTCGAACTAATGTAAATAATAATAAAAAGGAGATAAAAAAACTATGGCAATTCGTAAACCTTCCGAAATGGACTTCAGCGACAAGAACCTGATAATGATTATCTCAGGCTTGCCAGGGACAGGAAAGAGCACACTTGCCCTCTCAGCGCCAGACGTTCTGATGCTTGACTTGGACAACGGTATGGCAAGGGTGAACGTAGCACACAGGCGTGATGCATCGATTTGCAAGACCTTTGATGAAGTAAAAGCAGACGTAGCATCTGCCAAAGGGCAGTACAAGACCATCGTGGTAGACACAGGAGGTGCGCTTGTGGATATGCTGAAACAGCACGTTATCGACCATCCAGAGGAATTCTCTGGTGGTGCAAAGAAAAGCGGTGGCATCTCCCTTCAGGGATTTGGGTATGTCAAACAGCTTTTCCTTGACTTCTCAGCGGATCTCCGTAGGAACTTCAACGTAGTGTTCATCTTCCATGAGAGCATGGATAAGCAGAATGATGGGGTGTTCTATAATCTTGTCTGCGAAGGGGCTGCACGAACCCTTGTTTATCAACCGGCCGACCTTGCGGCTCATCTCTTCATCCAGAACGGGCGTAGAATGCTTGGATTCACGCCTACAGAAGAATACTCAGCCAAGAGCGCATACGGCATCCGTGGAGTTGTGCCTGTCCCTGAGTTAAAGGAAGGTGAACCAAACGACTTTCTTACCAAACTGTTTGCGAAGATTCGTGAGAACTTGAAAGCTGAAACGGCAGCACTTGCTCCACAGCAGAAAGCATATGACGATCTGATGAAGGAAGTACCTGACATGATGGCAGCAATTACTGATGCTCTGAGTGCGAACCAGTTTGCGAAAGTAATTGACACTCTACCACACGCTATGACTTCCAAAAAGGAAATCGGTGCTATGTACAAAGCACGGTGCAAGGAACTTGGCCTGAAGTGGGATGGCAAACAGAAAGAATGGGTGAATGGTGATGCCAAACAGTAACAAGTACCATCTGACACAATCATTGCTGTCAGCATGGGAACGGAGTTTTCTGATTGATGGATATGAGGAATTTATCAATACACTCAATCGGAAACCTAAGAAGCCGACTGAAGCAATGCTTCTGGGAATCGAATTTGAGGGAGTTGTTAATTCCGTACTGAACGGTGAGGTGATTCCAGAAAACCACAAATGGTACAAGCCTGTAATGAAGCTTGCCAGAATGCTTGAAGGATCTCAGCAGCAAGTATCAATCAAAAGAGATATTACTATAGACGGTGTATGCTTTGAATTGCATGGTGTTCTGGATTTCCTCAAAGCTGGGATTATCTATGATACAAAGTTCAGCAAGAACTACTACATGAACAAGTATCTGTACTCACCACAGCATCCAATGTACTTCTATTTAGTCCCTGAAGCAAGAGAATTCCAGTATCTTAGCTGTGACGGTGAATTCGTATACAGAGAAATCTATGTTCCGAAGGATTGCACTCCAATTGATGTAACGATTAAAAAGTTTATGCAATATCTGGATCAGCACAATCTGATTGAAACATATACATCCCTCTGGAATCTGGAAACCTATTACGCATCCAAGAAGAAAGACTCAGCAAATAAAGAAAAAGATAATGAAGAAAAGGAAGGTAAATAATAATGTCTTGGGACAACTACGTTTATAAGAAACAGGAATATCCTGAAAGAAAACCAGGAAACTATCGTTGCATCATCCTGAAAGCCGAAATCGGCAATTCTAAGGCAGGAAATAAGATGCTAACAATCCATCTCCGTCCATCCGGTACGACATCTACGGTCAAGGCATACATCGTGGATAATGACTACTTCGACTCAAACTACTCTCAGTTTCTTGATGCCTTCCCTGCAATCATGGACGGCAATCATGACATAAACAACTGCTTTGCATGGAGAGGTGCTCTTGGCGCGGTAAAGCTTGCCGTCAATGATAACGGATTCTTTGAGGTCAAACGTTTCATCCCTGCTGACAGAGCAGAATCGTTACCAGAATTTGAATGGAAAGCTAGGGATGATGAACCGTCTGAGATGCCAGTGATGCAAGAGATTACGGAACTTGATGATACTGACGAAAATGATGATATACCGTTCTAAAATATGGGATAGGAGATGATGAAACTTTTGAATACTGATGCCATAGAATTATTGTGTCAAAAACTTGGCACAACCTTTGATAAGCTCGTCCCAACTGTCATACAATTTGGCGTCCATAATACAAAAATATCTTTGGTGATATCAATCATTTTAATCGCAATTGGAATAGGTTTTATAATCACTGGATTTTGTATAGCAAATCGTAATGATAATATTTCCGACTATAAAGACAATAGGTTACGGGGAATAATATATGGGGGAACATGTATTATTATTGGGTTAGTAATATTGATTATTTCTATTGCCAGCGAGTTACAAGCGTATAAAACGATTTTTAGATGGATAAGTGTAAATGGTTAAGCACTGGACAGAATCCGAACTTGTATCCAAGTTAAATGAACTGACAGTCATTGTAGACAGCAGAGAACAACAGCTGCACATCAAAAATTACTTCGACAAGAAGAAAGTCCCTACAATTGTCAGGAAGCTTGATATAGGAGATTACTCAGCGCAAATAGGGGATATGACATTAGAACATGATGTCGTGATAGAGCGGAAACATGATCTGACAGAGTTGTGCGGGAATCTGTCAACATCTAGGGAACGATTTGAAAGAGAATTTTTAAGGGCCAAAGCGAACAATACGAAAGTCTTTCTCGTCATAGAGAATGCGTCTTTTGAGGACATATATCTGCACAATTACCGCTCACAACTTACTCCAAAGTCATTAATGGCATCACTTATGTCCTGGCAAGTGCGATTCAATATCACCATCATCTTTTGCTCATCAGAGTATTCTCCTAGGCTTATTCATCAAATTATCTACTATGCAGCAAGGGAACAGTTACTAAACACTTAGTACGGTAGCTGTTCCCACAGCACCTACAGAACCGAGGTGAGAAAACCATTGCTCAATTAATGATTGGCATATCTGACGAGATCAATACCATTGCTGAATACGTCAAAGGTCTTGATGCAGAACAACTGATGATGTTCTCGTCAACGGTATGCAGTCAGCTAAACGATATCGTCAGTGTAGCAGCGGTACAATCTATCTGCCTGAACCGCGGTAGAGAACTGAAAGTCAAGCCGGAGATAAGCAGGATTTTTACTGCTTTTAATAAGAAGCAAAACAATGAACACAGAGAGCAAGTCAGGCAGTACAATGAAGTAGTCTATGAAAGCGATCTGATGCCGTATGTGTCGGTTAATGCCAATGGCGAACCGATGAACACTATTAACAACTACAAGAGCATCATGACTCGTGATGAATGGTATAGTGATGTCCGTTTTAACACATTGGCGAATTATGCAGAACGGCATGAACTGGATCCTATCAAGCACACAATAAATATTAGAAGGTGGACTGATGCTGATGAGAGTGAGAGTAAAGAGCGCATTGAAATGCAATATGGAATTTACTCTGATAAAAAGCACTATGATGCGCTCAGAATTTTATTCAAGATGAGAGCATATAACCCGATTATTGATATTCTGGAGTCCTTAACGTGGGACGGGGTGGAACGGTGCGAACAGTTTCTAACTAAATGGGCTTTGGCTGATGATACTCCGTATGTGCACGAATGCTCACGGCTGATATTCGCAGGTGGCATATGGAGGATTATGCAACCAGGGTGCAAGATGGATGATGTGGTAGTGCTTGTCGGTGGTCAAGGCACAGGAAAATCCGGTCTTTCTCGATTCCTTGCTATCCATGATGATTACTTCGGAGAAATCAAGACAATTGATGGAAAAGAAGCAACTGAACAGCTTGCAGGAAAATGGATCTGTGAGATTCAGGAACTAGCTGCATTTACCAAAGCGAAAGAAGTAGAAGCTATCAAAGCGTTCATTACAAGGCAGAAGGACAATTACCGCAAACCATTTGACCGCAATGTTGATGACCGACCACGGATGTGCATCATGATAGCAACGACTAACAATCCTGCATTTCTGACAGATGCAACAGGTGGACGTAGATTCTATCCGGTG